TGACACAATTTGAAAAGAAAACTGCTGCTACACTTGAGGACTTTTTCGGATGAGCAAAGAAATAACATGGGCACCACTAATTCCGCTGATTGGTGGACAAATGCTAGGAGCGGAGAAAGCTTTCGGTAAACCACCTGAAGCAATTTATTCTTATGGTGGATTTGAAGGAAACGACGGACACTATGTAAATTATCAACAGAATACAAAAGGCAGAGATGTTCCTTACGTATTATTAGATTCAGACAATCCTAAAATTAAAAAGGTAGATGTTGTATCAGGTACTCCACCTTGTGCTGCTTTATCTCAATTGAATACAGGAATGACTGAAGAATCAAAAGGTGCAAAGTGTGCCAAGAACGAATTTATGTATCAGGTCTTTCAAGATGGTATTGATAAACTTGGTGCAAAAGTTGTCATTGTTGAGAATGCTCCTGCACTATATACAAATAAAGGTCGTCCTGTAGCAAACAATCTGTATGAGATTTGTGCTGAGAGGGGTTATTCTTTGTCGCTGTATAAAACATCAACGAGATTTCATGGAGTGCCTCAGGGACGAGATAGAACGTTTGCGATTGGATGGAAATCAGAAACATCTCCTGTTATGAATTGGTATAACAGACCAAGAAAATCTTTTAAAGAATACTTACAGGAAATTCCTGATGATGCATTACAGCACGATTTAATTATTAATAAAAATGTACCTGAAGAACCTTACTATACATTTATTAAAACAAAAACAAACCGTGATGTAAGAGAGATTATGTTAGAAGAAGATGTAAAGACAACTCTCAATTATGTTAATAAAAAAGGTTGGATGAAAGAAGCAAACGAATGGTTCCATAAAGTAGGCCACGAAAAAGGTATCAAGTATTCTGACCATGCAATTAAAAAGTATGCTGATGGATTAGGTGTATGGGATGGTTCAGTACACGTCTTTGGTGATTATATGAATGCAGTGATTGGTCGTAATATGGTTGATACAATTCATCCTACCGAAGATAGGTCATTAACTATTCGTGAAGCTTTACATATGATGGGATTCCCAGAGGACTTTGAATTACTTGGTGGATTACCTAAAGTAAATCATATTGCTCAGAATGTTCCCGTACCTACATCAAGAGATTTGCATTCAGAGATTGCTAAATTCTTACAAGGAGAATTGGATTTTTCAGATACAACTTATTTGAGACAAAACAATCATAAGCAATTAATGGAATATGATCCAAATGGAAAAGATACAACTCCATCTCTTGAAGAATTTATGTCATAAACTATTGACATCTTCTCACAAATAGAGTATAATATAAACATGAGAAACGACTTAATAATTGATTTTGAAACAATGGGACAAGACGTGCATAATTGCGCGGTCATTGATATGTCAGCAATGGTATTTCAATGGGACAAGTTTACGTCTGACGATCCCTATAATTTAGGCGATGTATTTAAGGTGAAGAAATTCAAATTGAATGTATCGGAACAAGTTAAGAATTACAACTGGGTAGTTGATAAAGGTACACTTGACTTTTGGCAACAACAAGATTCTGAAGTAAGAAAGAATATTGCTCCTAAGAGTTCTGATTTATCAGTTGCTGATTTCTGTAAGCAATTTACAGATTTCTTAATTGATGGACCAAAGATTGATTATTGGTGGTCAAGATCCAATTCTTTTGACCCAGTTATTCTTGAGAGATTATTTAAATCTCAAAACAAAGTAGGACATTTACAATCACATTTACAACATTGGAAAGTTAGAGACACAAGAACTTTTATTGATGCTAAGTTTGATTTCAGTTTAAAACAAAACGGATTCCCTCCTGTCGCAAACGAAGAAAAATGGAGTTCGGTATTTAAAGCGCATGATTCAGCATGGGATGTATTGGCAGATGTAATGAGACTACAGTCAATCACAAGAGCTGAAAACGATATGGAGCAAATCACAGTATGAAGCTAGAAGTAAAAACAGAAGAATTACAAAAACAACGACTATTCATTGGAACACCTATGTATGGTGGTCAATGTGCAGGAATTTATACAAAGTCAACAAATGACTTAAGTATGTTATGTTCAACACATAAAATTCCAATGAAGTATTATTTCTTATTTAACGAATCATTAGTGCAAAGAGCAAGGAACTATATTGTAGATGAATTCCTTCGTTCTGATTGTACTCATTTATTGTTTATAGATTCGGACATTGGATTTGACCCGAGAGATGCTTTGGCATTACTTGCATTACAAATATCAGACCCAGAAAAATATGATATTGTATGCGGTCCTTATCCTAAGAAAACAATTGCATGGGAAAAGATATCAGTTGCTGCTCAGCAAGGATATGGAAAAACAAACCCATTTGAATTAGAACAGTTTACATCAGATTTTGTCTTTAACCCTGTTTCAGGATTAAAACAATTTAAACTCGCAGACCCTGTTGAAGTTGCCGAAGGTGGAACTGGGTTTATGTTAATCACAAGAGAAGCGTTAGAAAAATATCGTGACTCTTATCCAGAATTAGCATATAAACCTGACCACGTTCGTACTGACAATTTTGACGGCACTCGCGAAATACATGCTTTCTTTGATTGTGTCATTGACCCAGAATCAAAAAGGTACTTATCCGAAGATTACTTCTTCTGTCGTATGGCTCGTAAAGCCGGACTGTCAGTATGGATGTGTCCTTGGATGAAAATTAACCATGTCGGTTCTTATATCTTTAAAGGCGATATGGGTGCTTTAGGTCAATTAGGTGTGACTGCTACTGCTGATGCAAAATCAAACAAAAAGTCATATAAACCAGTTGACAAGACCAAGTAATTGGTATATAATATACCACAAATAATTAACGGAGAAAAATTATATTATGAAATTTTCTAACGAAACCTTGACGGTCCTCAAAAGCTTTACACAAATCAACAAGTCAATCTTGATGAAAGAAGGTAATGTATTGAAGACTATTACTCCAGAGAAAACATTGATTGCTATCGCAGACATTCCTGATGAAATTCCATCTGATGCATGCGTATATGATCTTTCAAGATTTCTTTCAATTTTATCCCTGTATAATGATCCGGATGTAGAGTTTTTTGATAAATACTTTATTATCTCGGAAGGTAAACGTAGAACTAAATACGTATATGCCGACCTTTCAATGATCCACACTCCACCAGAGAAGGACATTACTATTCCTTCAGCTGATGTTCAGGTGTCGGTAACGAACGGAGATTTATCTTCGGTATTGAAAGCAGCAGGGGTATTACAATTTTCAGAGATTGCATTTGTAGGCGAAGGCGGCAAATGTTATCTGAAAGCTATCGACAGTGCTAATGACAACGCAGATGACTTTGGCGTTGAAATTGGTGAAACTGACGATACATTCAAGATTATCATTAAAACTGATAACTTGAAACTAATGCCTTTAGATTATGAGGTTACGCTTTGTTCAAAAGGTATCTCAGAATTTAAAGGAGAAGGGGTCACATATTATGTGGCTATAGATTCAAAGTCGACTTATAATAAAGGATAGAATTATGAATGAACCAGTACAAGGTAATTTTGGCCAACAAGGCCAAGAGCAAGAGGTGGTAATCAATCTTGGAGATATCTCAACTGTGTTGCAGATTATTGACGTAGTCTCACAACGTGGTGGGTTCCAAGGCCAAGAGCTTGCTGGTGTAGGTATGCTAAGAAATAAACTCGAAGCATTCCTCAGACAAAAATCTCCGCAACAACCTGAAGGGTTGGGCGACCAAGAGGTTGGTGTCGATACATCAGACGCAGCAGGTGCTCCTCTAGCTGATAAAGTTGTTGAGTAATCAATAACGAACCTATTCTCGAGAAGTGGGGTGGCCGCAAGGCCCTCCACGTTCGATTCTCGACTTTTTATTATTTTATATTATGTTTATGGTGATTTATGATTGATGCAAAATCAAACGAAGTCTTATGGGTTGAGAAATACCGTCCGCAAGTAGTTGCTGATACTATTCTTCCTGACAAGACAAAAGAAACCTTCCGTAAGTTCGTATCCGACGGAAGTGTACCAAATCTATTATTGACCGGAGGACCCGGTGTCGGTAAAACCACAATCGCAAAAGCAATGCTTGAAGAACTCGGTTGTGATTATATTGTAAAGAATGGTTCTTTGAATGTTAATATAGATACCCTCCGATACGACATCTCTACTTTCGCATCTGCTGTTTCTCTAACAGGTACAGGTCGTAAGTATGTAATTTTTGACGAAGCAGATTATTTGAATGCAGCAAATGTTCAACCTGCTCTTCGTAATTTCATCGAAGAATATTCCGCGAATTGTGGATTTATCTTTACTTGTAATTTTAAGAATCGTATTATCAGTCCATTACGTTCTCGACTTTCTGAAGTTGACTTTACTATTGATACTGCAGATCGTCCAATGATGGCAATGGAATTCTTCAAACGTGTTAAGGCAATTCTTGACCGAGAAGAAGTTCAATACGATCCCAAAGTAGTTGCTAAAGTAATTGAAAAACACTTCCCTGATTTCCGTCGTGTATTGACTGAATTACAATCTTATGCTGCTTCAGGTAAAATTGACGAAGGTATCTTTGTTAATTTGAAAGAAGAATCTATTGATGATCTTTTCCGATTACTCAAAGGTAAGCAATTTACC